CATACTTTTCTGATATTTTATTATTATACTTATAGTCTAATTTGAGGTTTCTAATATTTTTTATTAAGCCATATGCTGACACACGATTTATATTATTATCACCAGAAACAGCTGACATACCTACATCAGCGACGAATGAATAAGGATAATTTTTATAAAGAAATCGTTTAAAATTTCGTGTACTAAAACCACTATCTTCTAATCTCTTTCTTGCCTCCTCAGCACCTAATAAACGTTCATCATTCATTAAGAATTCATTAACATAATTACGTCCTTGTTTCATTGGATCACCAGTTACAGAGAAAACATTCTTTTCACCAGATATAGCATCTGCTATTAAATCTGCTGTACGTGAAGCATCACCATATATAGAATCAATATTATAATTGATCTCCAATAAATCGTCATCATCTTCACGTAACCATTTCCACCAACATAAATTCTTGTTAGACATAAAGGTGAATGGTAAAAAAGCTAAACCTTCAGGAGCGAATATCAAATGAGGATTGACAAACATCCTAGCCGATCTAGTTGTTGGTTTTAAATGACCAACCTTCTTCTCTTTAAAAGGTACACGTGTATAACATCCAACCATAATATGTGTAAACATATGTAACCATGTATTATGTGGGTCACAGCCACGATTGACCATTGCGCCTATAGTGGGGATTAAACCAGATACATATGATTTATCTCTTGATGCAGGTTGAGTTTCAACATCATTAAAGCCTTGTATAACATTTGGATACATATTTACTCCATCTAAAATAGTGACTTTAAGAAATGAATAAGCTCGGCTTGACATAAATGCATCTTTAGTTTTAAAACCATCTAGCTTAGCAGCATTTGTAAATTCATCATTTATAATTTTACACACCTCCTCATTAATATCATTATTATATCTAAAACATACAACTCTATCATCACCTAATATCCCTAAAAACACAGCATTATTGGCCATTTCACGAATAATATCATTAGAATGAGCTCTCATATTATTAATTACTGTAGTAGTATTAGCATGATTTGTTATACTATTAATAGCAGTTGTAAACAAAACACCTGAAGGCATACTGTTAACTCTTATAGTATGATAACCACCGTATAATCCATTACCAACATATAAGGCTGGATCTTTGACTTTATAATAAGATTTAATTGATCTTTCTTGAAAGAAGTCTTCCCATACACCATGTAAACCACGCGGTAACCTATATTCCCAATCTGGATAATACTTAGATGTAATTAAAACTTCGTCTACATAACCAAGTGTAGCATATTGACTTCCACCTATACGGAAATTATCTAATACGTTTTCATAGCTTTCATGTAAATCGAAATTTGAATAATCTGTATTAACCATTAAAATTGATTCATGGACGTTAGTAGTATAATAATACGCATGACCATGATCAATCACTGGGATACCCGTGACTTTTGAACCAC